GGCGCGACCATGCCCTGCGCGAACAGCTCGGGGAACATGCGCGTCATGATCTCGCGATTTTCGAGCATGTAGGACACGCCCGAGGGGGTGCGGCAATTATCCTCCAGTACCTCGAAACTGCCCGGCCCGGTGCGCACGATATCGATGCCGACGATATGGCTGTAGACCTTCCCCGGCGGGGTGAAGTCGGCCATTTCGGCCAGATAGGCGCTGTTGCGATAGATGATGTCGGCCGGCATGATGCCCGCCTTCACGATCTCGCCACGATGATAGACGTCGTGCAGGAAGGCATTGAGGGCGCGGGCGCGCTGGCGGATGCCCTTGTCTAGGATGCGCCATTCGTTCGCGGTGAAGATACGGGGCAGCAGGTCGAAGGGGATCAACCGTTCCGGGTCGCCGCCCTCGCCATAGACGGCGAAGGTGATACCGATGCGCCGGAAGATCGCTTCCGCCTCATCCATGCGACGATTGAGCCCGGCTATGCCTGTCCGCTCCACCCATTTCTGCACTTCGTCGTAACAGGGGCGCAGCGAACCATCAGGCTCAAACATTTCATGGAAGGGCAAGTTGTCGTTCCTCCCTCGGCCCTCGGCCGGTTGTGCATTGCAACAATAGTGCGCCGCATCGTTGCGATTGCAAGACAAAAATGGCGGAGCGGAAAAAGCGTTCCGTCGGCGATGTCAGGATTGCGGAAATAGGTCGCGCCGATCGTTTCTACGCGCGCAAACCAGCGCGCGACGGGGGCTCTGGTGGGGCGCTCAAAAAAGAATGCAGATTTTTGCAATCGCCCCGTTGACCACCGCCCATCCCCTGCGTATAGCGCCGCCTCACCGCAGGGAAACACCCCCTGCGCGGCCCATGGGGCGGAGTAGCTCAGCTGGTTAGAGCAGCGGAATCATAATCCGCGTGTCGGGGGTTCAAGTCCCTCCTCCGCTACCACTTGTACAGTCCGAGGGGCGGTTGGTTGACCGCTTACCATGGCCAGGACGCTGGACAGACTGCCCAGCACTTCCACCTTTGCATTGTCAGGTTGGTTCGGATCATCGGTGATGACGATGCCTTCGACCAGGCTACGAATGACGGGCAGGAATTTGCGTGCCTTCTCGCCGGCGGCGATGGCCTGGCCCAGCATGCGGATGCGGCGGCGGTAGGTTTCGACGATCTGGGGGTGAAGGATGATGGCCGGCAAGGCCTCATGCTCTGCCAGGGCCGCTTCGGCGGCTTTGAGATCAGCCTTGCGCGCGTCGAGGCCTTCGCGGACTTCGCCCAGATCCATGCCGGCTGCTATCGCATTCACCAGGTTGCGGATCTCCGCCTGCAGTTGCTCGATCCTTTGTTCGACCATGAAGCGAGATGACTGGAGTTCGCGGCGCAGCTGGGCGCGGCGGTCATGATATTGTTTGACCACGGCGCTGACGACGTCTGGCGCGAGCAGCCGTTCCTGCAGGCCGTGTAGCACCCGCTCCTCCAGCCTTTCGGTCGAGATCCTGCGCGGATTGTCACAGGTGCCCTTTTCCCGGTGTCCAGTGCAGCCCCATCTATCCTTGGAAATCACGGTGTAGCTGTTGCCGCACCCACATTTAACCAGCCCAGAGAAGAGGTGCCGTGCGCGCGTCTGACGCTGGAATGGAACGGTTGCGAGCTCTTCCTTGCGCGCCTGGGCCGCCTGCCATGTCGCGTCATCGATGATCCGCAGCGCAGGCGCTTCGCTCTCTACCAGGTCCGGTTTCTGATCGACGCGAGAGAGACGCTTGCGGCTATGTGGATCCCGCACCATGCGGACGCGTCCATAGCGAATGATGCCGGCATAGATAGGGTTGCGGAGAATGCCATAATCACGGGCTGCCGATCCATTGATGGTGCTGGCCCGCCATTCGCCGCCACGCGGAGATAATATGCGGTCGGCGTTGAGGCGGTGAGCAATCGCCCGCGGCGATTCGCCGGTCACATATTCAGCAAAGATCCGGCGGACGATGGCCGCTTCGCCTTCATTGATCTGGCGGTGGCCATATTCCACGCGGCCATCTGAATAGACAAGGGGGGCGACGTCGTAGCCGTAGCAGCGACCGCCAGGCACGCGGCCCCGCGCCACGCTGCCGGTGGCGCCGCGCCGGATCTTGTTGCGCATGTCCTTGAGCTGCAGGGCGCTCATGGTGCCGATGAAGCCGATATGCAGTTCATTGATGCGGTGATCGGCACAGGTGAAGAGCGCGACCCGGGCGAATTCCAGGCGCTTGTAGATGTGGGCCGTATCCTCGATATCGCGGGCAATGCGATCGAGCGATTCCGCTATGATGATGTCGAATTCGCGCCGATCGGCGGCTGCGATCATGGCATTGAGGTTCGGGCGGTGCTTGTCCTGGCCGGTGATGGCTGCATCGGGATAGGCGGCTACGACCTCCCACCCCTGCCGCTCAGCATAGCTTCTGCACAGCCGGATCTGATCCTCTGCTGACAGGGCGTTCTGCATGTCGGTGCTGAAGCGCGCGTATATGGCGGCGCGACGCCCTTCCGGTGACCAGCTCATTCGACCTCTCTAGCGCTGCCGGCCCCGATTCGGCCTCCCGCGCAGCATCCTCGGCGGCCATATCGTCCGCAATGGCCAAAGCCAGATCGAGGATGCTGAGCAGGTTCATTCCGAAGCGGCGTCTCGGCGCGCCAGATCACGCATGGCGGGCCGCGCCATGATGATGCGCTGGGCGTCATGAATGGCCTTCAGAAAGTCCATACGGTCGGAAGTGTGCTGCGCCGGCAGGGCCAGGAAGGCATTCCATGCTTGGGCAAGCCGTTCGACGACAGCCATTTCCTCGCCCGTCACGCGGCCTGATCCAACTCGGCTACGGCGGCAGTGATGCGCGCCACCGCCGTGGCAAAATGCTGGGGGGTGTGCTCGATGCCGTAGAAGCGCTTGCCGGCGCGGATAGCGGCAACACCGGTCGAGCCGGTGCCCATGAAGGCATCGCAGACCGTATCACCCGCCACGTTGCGCATGATCTTCGCCATGAGATCATCGGGCTTTGTCGTCGGATGATCGAATCGGGCGGCGCCACGCGGGCTGGTGATGCGGCTGACGCGCAGCTTGTCTTTCGCTTCGCCTGCCGGGTGATAGCCCCGGTTCCAGGCATGCACGTAAAATTCGATGTCCGGCCGATAATGTTTGTTCGCAATCGGTTGCGGATTGGTTTTCTGCCAGACGCACAGGGCATGGCGGTGAAAGCCCTGCACCCGCGCCAGCAGCTCAGCCAGTTGATCATTGTGCGCGAAGATGATCGCGGAACCGCAACGGGCGGGATTGATGATGTCCATGTCGAAGCCGCGATGCAGATCATTGGCAATGAGACGGTCCATGTTCGGCCGCCGCTTCCGATACTGTCCTGCCCCGGTCGCCCGGATCAGATAGGGCGGATCCCAAATGTCGGCATCCACGAAGCCAAGGCCAGGCCGGATCGCATAGGCATCACCGAGATAGAGCGTGGCCCTATCGCCTATCGTCACGAAAGTAGGGCTTTCCGACACTTCATCGTGGATGAGGAAGGCCGGTTGATATGCGGCAAGCGAGCTCATAGCGCCCCCGCGAAGCTGGCGGCGTCCGGCCAGGGCCAGATGCCCTGCATACCACGCATGGCCATCGGCGTTTCCCAGGCGTCGGGGTGGAGCATGGGCCAGCCCCAATTGGCCTGCTCATCGCGATCGCTGTCGTTGGCGCGGGGCACGCCGAAATCGGCAGCCACATCCGTGCCAAGGCGGGGCTCGCCCACGATCGCGGTGCCGATGCCGGCGCCCATGGGCAGTTCACCGCGCAGGAATGCCTCCAGCACCGGCACGGCCAAGTCACGATCGAGGCAGAGCTCGCGCGCGTCATCAGGGAAAAGTTCGAACAGGTCGATCATGTCCTGCACTTCATCCCGATCAACGCTGAGCTTGCCGGCGTGGATGACGATGCTTTGCCCGATGATAGTGCGCGGGGTGCGGTGCTTGCGGAATTCATAGGGCTTGGCGCCGGCTATGATCAGCGAAGCCCAGGGCTGCCAGATGGTGAGTGCTTTCATTTTTCGGCCCTCACGATCAGGTCTGACACCTTCACAAGGGCGCCGAGCAACTTCAGCCGTTCGCCCGGCCTCTCGGTTTCGAGAGCGAAGGCCAGGGCATGATCGCCATGGCCGGTGCCCGCGAAGGCAAATGCCTCCAGACGGCCACTACGCGCATCCGCGAGCGCGCGCTCGAGCGCCTCGATCATGGTCTGCTGATAGTCGGTCACCGGCGTTCCTCCCGATCAGCCTGGAGCGCAGCTTCCGCGATGGAGCATTCAGCGAGATCTTCGATGCTGCGCCCCGTTTGAACGGATTGCCTGATCAATCGATCAAGCGTTTCGTCATCGACATAGCATTGCAATATCATGTCGTTTCCTCAGAGCAGGGCCGAACCGACGCCGCCCAGGGTGGCTTCGGTGACGGCGCGGGTGGGTTTGAAGGTGGGCACGAGGCCGGCGCCGGCCGCGATGCGGGCGAGATGTTCCTCGAATGACAGGCGGCGCCTGGGCGGCGGCGGTGGGGGCATCAGCGGTGCCGTTGCGACCGGCGGCGGCGGCGCGATAATGGTGGGGGCCCGCTTGAGGGCAGGCATGGTGGCTACAGGCGCCGGCCGGGGGCGCGGTGCGATCGGCTTCGCCTTGGGCGGGGCGGCGTGGCCGAGCTGGGGGCGCTGATGCGGGGCAAGCGTCTTCGGGAAGGGCTTGCCCTGGGCTATCAGCTGTTCCTTGACCGTCTGGATGATCTTGTGGGCGCTCGATCCCCCGATGTGCAGATGCCTGGCCGCCGGCGCTACCGCCCAGCCATTGAGCCAGAGCCACTGCAGGTCGACCTTCTGCTGATCGGTGACGAAGCGGGAAGATTGCTTGACGGCAACACGGCGGCCGGTGATGTCGCAGCCGGGCAGGCATTCCCCTTTTCGCGCCAGGCTCTCGACCAGCTTGCGCCGGCGCTTCTTGGCGAAGCTGACATGCACGCCAGCCAGATCCGCCACCTTCGCCGCGCCATAGCCCTGCATGAAATGATGATCGACCTGGAGCCGGACATCATTGTCATAGCGAGTGCCGGCATAGCAAAGCCCCTGCCCCGCCGGCGCGATAGCTTCGCCGGCCTGTTTCATGCGCCGGCGGTAATTGGACACACAGGCCGCACTGACGGCCATGCGGCGCTGTATCTCCACATTGGGCAGGCCCTCGCGGATGAAGGCGCGGATCCGCTCCGCCTCATGCCGTAGGAGGCCCCCGGCGGCATCCCGCTGCGCCGGGGTGAAGCCGGCCCGTTCACATTCGATGGCGAGCACGGCATTGCTCACCGCCTGGGGCTTTACGCCCAGGATGCGGGCGATGGCCTCATAGCCCATGCCCTGATCGTGGAGGCCGATGATGGCGCCACGATCCTCTGTCGCGCAGGGCTGGCGCAGGCCTGCCGGCGTGCCGCCGGCAACGCCCAGGCGCACGGCACGCTGGCGAATGGCCTCCACCGTTCGACCGGGGAGCAAGGCCGCGACCTCCTCCACGCCCCTGGCATAGAAGCGGCAGACGATTTCCTCTTCGCGATGCGTCCATGGTTCGCGGGATCCGTGGCCGATCGGCATCAGCCTGCCCATCCTTCAAGAAAAGCGTCGGTGGCGTCTTTCAGCCCCGAAAGGAGAGCCAATTCATCGGCATCGAGATATGTGTCGGGACGCGGATGCCCCTCAATGTCCAAGGACAGTTTCAGGGCTTCAGCAAGTTTTGCCACCACATCGGTCTCACCGAAGGGGCTGCGCTCGTTATGAGCGCCGTCGCTGATGAAGCGTAGAAGCTCCGCCAGAGCTTCGCTCGCCTGTGAAGCGGCGACGATCGCGGCGCGATCGGGGGTAAGTACAAGATCCATTAGAAGGAAACCTCGTCATCAAAATCGATTGTCGGGGGTGCAGGGCGGTCCCAGCCAAAGCTGCGAAGATGCTGGTCTGCGCCAAACATAGCGGCATGGAGAAAGCCGAAGCTCTCGTTCGCCTCGTTCAGGGACCGCGCAATCGCCTGCCCGCCCGTCATCATCGACGCGAGCAGTTGCTCAGCCTGCAGCGCGCGCCGTTCGGCCAGATCGATCGCCAACTGATTTGACAGGCACATGACCGTACGCCCGCGCAAATCCGTCAAGCGTTCGAGCGCACGCTCGTATACAGGTCGAGCATGACCATGAGCCGTCTCGTCGAATTCCCCTGCGAGGAGGAAATCGAGTACGCCAATCGCAGCATCAAGCTGCGCGGGAGTGAGGGCCTGGGCGATGACGGCTTCGGATCGGACAACCGGCGACCGCATCACATATGATCCAGCAGCAAAGCATCGCCGCCAAGGCCATTGGCGCGCGCAAGTTCCGCCAGGCGAGGCTTTTCTTTGAGGATGGTGCGATAGGCCTCGACGCGCCTCTCGAGACGCTCTGCCTCCGCCCGCGCGCCTTCCAGGCGATCGGTGGCGTTGCGGAGACTGTCGAGCGCGGCCAACTCCTTCAGGTTGTCGTCCACCTGTTTTTCAACCCAGAATCGGAGTTCCGCCAACGCCTTGTGGGGATCCTCGCCTGTCTCCAATTGTGCACGGGCCTCGACCGCACTGTTATTATATCCTCGCCCGGTTTTCAGGCTGCGATAGCCGATCTCGGTGATGATCATGCGTGGCGCCCCCCGCCCTGAATGTCGACGGATGCCGCGACCCTCGGATCATCTCCTAGGGCGATCAACTCTGCGGAAGTTGCGGGCTTTGCCGGCTGATTTTCATAAGGCTGCCCACAGAAGGGACAGTAGGTGCAGCCGAAGATGCTAGGCTTACCCCGGCGGCTTTCATGCTTACCATTATCTTTCCGCATTATGCGGATGTTCGGTGTAGCGATCAGGGTTCCGCCGGTATAACGGATGGCGATGTCCAACTGATGCTCGGGGGCCAGCTTCTTATCGATTTGGGATATGCAGTCGCACATAGACTGTCCTTTCTGTGAAGATAGTTGGTTGGGGAAGACGGGCCTGGGAACCGGTGGTCCCGCCTCCCCCGTTTCCCGCCGGGGCCTACGCCGCAGCTGACAGCCGTGCAGGGCCATCGTGCGTCCCCGACGAGAAGGGCTAGTCCGGGTTCCCGACTGACATCGTTTCGAGGAGACGAAACAGGCCGGCCTTGTCGAGCGCGGCACGGCACCGCTCTTCAGTCATGTCAGCGAGCATCCGGAGCGTTGCGCTGTCCCAATTGCGGACCCCGTCGTCAGATATGGAACCTGACAAGGTGATGCTGTATTCGACCGGACCGATCGGCGCATCGCCCCAGACGCGAAAGCGGATGATGAGGCCCTCGGCATCATCTTCCTGGTCAAGATAGGCGAGCACCTGACGGCCTTCGATAGCGAACAGGCGGGCGTGTAGTTGCTGGATCATGCGTCTGGCCTTTCACCTAGGATGCGGTTCATCATGGCGATCGCTTCGGCCCGCATGGTCGGGTTCGGATTTTTGCCTGGGCAACGCGGGCGCTCCATCAGGCGGCGCCCGTTGGCGGCCAGGCCATCGCCCAGCAGCCGCCCCGCCTCCGCCCGGCGCTGGCGCCAGGCCGCATGATCACGAGATCGGAAAGCGAGGATCAGCGCCCGACTGACGGCTCCGGGCAAAAGGGCAAAGCAGCGGGGGCAAATGCGCTGCCAGCGTTCACGCTGGCGGCCACATCCATTCACATCGCAGATATGATTACGCTTTTTCATGACGCTGTCCTTTCAGGAAGCGAACGCCGCGCGTCGACGCGATCTGTTGGATCGTGCGGCGCGATCGATGCGGGAGGCGGGCCTGCACGGCGGCGGAGCCGCCGGCAGGATAGAGGCTGTCGAGGATGGCGAGCTCGCTCCGACGCCAGCACCGCTGGTCCGGCAGATCATCAGCGTCGAAGCCGGTGCGCAGGGTCGGAACGGCGCGCATTATTCCATGCCCAGCGCGGCGAGATAGGTTTCGAGCAGCGCCTGCATTTCAGCGCGCTCGTGCGGCGGCAATTTGCGGAGGCGAATGACCTCCTTCATCATCTTGGTGTCGTAACCTGTCGCCTTCGCCTCGAGATAGACATCCTTGATATCGTCGCCGATGCCCTTCTTCTCCTCCTCGAGGCGCTCGATCCGTTCGATCAGCAGGCGCAGTTGATCGTTGGCGATGTTGCCACTGCTCATTTTTCGTTCTCCGTCGTGATAGCGAGCAGCGCGTCGGCGCATTGCCGAACCGTCATGCCGCCGGTAATGATTGTGGTGGGGAGGTCGCGCCCGAGCTGCATTTCCAGCTCCATGATGATCGCGACCACATCGATTTCGTCACAGCCGAGATCCGTGAGTGACGTCTGACCGACGATAATTCGGGAAATCGCCATTTCAGGATGCAGCGTCATGATGATGTACGACACCTGCGCCCAGAGTATGGCCCGTTGGTGGACGGCATCGGGCAGGATCGACCGCGCCGTCATATTTCTTGCCTCTCGAAGGACATTTGGCCGGTTGCGACGTCGACCAGCACATCATGCCAATCAGGTGCACGCGCGAGCCGCGCGGTCCCACCGGCCCTGGCGATTATGAGAAGTGCCTCCAGCAACTGGACATCGTCGATCAGATCCGTAGGGAGCTCGAACTCGGTTCCCCCGTCCGGCTTCATGAGGTCCAGCTGACGAAAGGCCAGGTTCGGTTCGAAGCGATAGATGCGGCTCATGACGCGCTCCTCGCTGCCGAAAGCAGAACAAGGCTGATCAGGCCTAAAGCGATCGCGAGCCAATAGACTCTCCGCCCCGCAGCCTGTCCCGCGGCGAATATGAAAGTGCCTGATAGAAATGCCAAATCGATCGGACTCATGACGATAGCCCTTCCCGGACCCGCTGGAGTCCGGCGATCAGGTCATCCAGCGCCCCGGTGTCGGCGGTAAACAGAACGCCATCGTCGCCGGCGTCGCCGGCGAGCAGGATGGCGGCACCGCCAAGCTCAGGCATGGGCCAATGGGTAATCCGGACACCGGGGAGGATGCGCCACCCGCGCGTTCGCCCGCCCTGGCTGGTAAAGGCGGCGACCCGATCGGGATGGGCGGCGCGATCGACCGCGATCCAGGCACGGCAATGCCCGCCACGTTCCGATGCATCGACGATCAGAACCGTGTCGTTGTCGTTGGCCAGGCTCATGCGCGCATGGCGTGGCCGGTTCTCCCAGACGGGGATGCAATAGCCGCAGAGCTGGATATGAAGATGACCGGCGGCACGGACTTCCCAACCCTGGGGCAGTTCGCCATCCGTGGCTTCATGCCGCCCGCAGCTATTGCATTCGTAGCGGGCGGGCATGGTACCGGCGCCGATCGGGCTGACAGCGAGGCTCATGGGAGGATCCTTTCGAGGGCGGCCATCAGGGGATCGACAGCGAGGCCAAGGATGGCGACAGCGGCGCTGGCGATGATCGTCCAGACGGCGTCGGCCTTGGTGAGAGGTTTGGCGCATTGACCGCAACGGCAGGTCTGCGCGTGATAGAGATCATGCCGCACGGCGTTTCTCCTTCAGGTCGGCGGTCAGGCAGGTAGGGGAAGTGCAAAGGTCGGGGCCGGACCAGGCGCAGGTCGCATGGCCGTTGAAACAGGCGTCGAATGTGGTGCAGCCACAGAAGCGGCAGATATGGGGCGTTCCGCCCATGCCGAGGTGCAGGTAAATGACCGGATCAATCGGATAGACGTGGACCCGGATCAGCGACAATTCGCGCGTGCCGGCGATCGACAGGCCTGCTTCCAGGCGGACCATGTCCGCGCACGGATCGCGCAGATATTCAAAATCCTCGCCCTGCCCGCGTCGCTCGATCCCGGCAAAGCCACCGCCACCATAGAGGGCGTGGTCGAGGCGGAGCTGGGCCACATCGATCGTGAGGCCGGCGGCGCGGCGGCGCAGTTTCAGATAGTCATGCGCGTGCATATTCCCTCTCCCTGTCATGCGGCCTGGTTGTGGGGCGCGCCGGCGGTCGAGCGCTGAAAGACCCAGCAATGGGTCGGCTTGCCCTTGATGGAATTGACCGTCTTGACCGCTACGAAGCGCGGTTCCTTGCTCTGTTTCAGCAGTCGGCGCAGGTCAGTGCCGTTGACCTGAAGGCGCCAGCGCTGCGAGGCAATCTGTTCATATTCGGCCAGGTTGATGGCATATTCGCCGCCGACATAATTGCGGCTGTGGTTGATCCAATTGCCCACGGTGGCGTCCTTGGCATCGGCCATGATCGCCTCCACCCGCTCCCAGAACTGGGCCACATCGGGATGTTCGGATTCCAGGGCCTGATGGCGCTTGATCGCCATGTCACGGGCCAGCGCCCGGGTTTCCTCCAACCTTTCTGCCGAGATCGGCAATAGGGTCTGCAGCGCGTCGATCAGGGCGAGCAGCTGGGCGTGATTATGCTCCAAGCGCTGGTTGATGATGGCGGGTATCGCGCGCAGTTCCTGCTCATGTCTGGCATAGGCCGTGCGGAAGGTGTCGAGGAACGCCTTCTCCCCCCGGGTGGCGCGCAAGATGAAGCCAGAGACGTCACGCACATCGATATTGTCGATGCGGCGGGCGGCCTGTTTGGTTTCGTCCGACCAGCCCTCCTTATTGAAGTCGAGGTGCATGATGCGTTCGAGCATGGCGGGTGAGGCATCGACCGGCGCATTCTGCTCGATCAGCAGGGCAGTGCGGAACAGCGGGGCATAGGTTTCATTGCCGCCGGTGGCCACGCCGCGGGTGCGCAGTGGGCGGCCATTATAGGCGGTGAGGAAATCATCATAGTCGAAGTTGGAGGGCTTGGCCTGCTGGCCATTGTCGCGCCGCGATTCCATGAAGACGAAAGGCAGGCCGCTGAGCTTTGCCATTTCGCGGGCGAGACCGGCCGTCGTCGTGCGGTTCGGATCGATGCCTTCATAGTTGATGCGGCCCAGCAGCTTCCACAGGAACATGAGCAGCGAGGTCTTGCCGGAACCGGGTTGCCCGATCAGTTCCAGGAAAGGGTAGGACGCCTGTTCTGCGCGGATCTGTTCGGCGAAGAGCGAGCCGGTCCAGAAGGCCAGCACGATCAGCCCCTTGGCGCGGTAGGCGGTCCAGAAATCGTCGAGCCAGCGGGTCGAGAAACGATCCTCGTCCGTCTCGATCTGCTCCAGAATCTTTTCCCGGCTCGCGAGCTTGGCTGACTTGCGCCCAAGCTCGAAAAAACCATTGTCGTTGACCGCGAGCAGCTTGCCTTCACGCACCGCGATATCGCCCAGCAGCCAGGCGCCGTGATCACGGCTATATCCGGTGAAGGGCACCGGCTCGACATCCTTGATATGCGCCATCTGGCGCTGAAGGATGCGGATCAGCTGGGCGGTTTCGCCGGTCCAATAGGCACCGGTGCCGATCGCCACCAGGCTCTTGGCGAATTCCGAGGATGCGGAGACGGCGGCGGGGCTGAAAGGCCCCTTGGTGCTGAGGCGGTCGGTCGGAAAATCGATGCGAAACCAATAGGCTGTTTCATATGTCAGCTCATCGCGCTGCTTATAAAGGGCGCGGAAGGCACAATTGGCAATCTCGACCACGCTGGCCACCTTGCGGGCGGCGGCGAGCTCCTTCACCTCGACATTGGCCACGGACAATTCGGGTTCGTCCGCGAAGCCTTCCTTGATGCGCTCGCGAATGGCCTCCTTGTTGAAATAGGCCCAATAGGTGCGGTTGCGGAAGATGAAGTGGAAGCTGGAGAAACGCTTGCGCTTCCAGATGAGGAAGGCCTTGTCCTCGGCGCTGGGCGCAATCAGCACCTCACCATGCCAAAGATAGTCCTCAATCTGTTCGGCATTCATCCGGTCACCGCGCAGGAACAGATCATCCCAGTCGAGATTGATGCCCGGTTCATCCTCCATACGGGGCAGTGCCGCAGTGACATCGGGCCAGCCATCGTCGGTGGCGCGCTTCGTAAAGATGCGGCAGGCCGCCGTCCCTGCCCCGCCATTGTCCATGGCGAACACCAGGCGCGGTATCTTCTGGGGCGTGGGGCCGTCCGCGATGGCGGCGCGCAGTTCCTCCAGCGCCTTGTCAGGATAGAAATTGCTGGACATGCAGGACACCGCATGGCGGCGCACCAATGGCAGGGCAGGACGATCCTCATCCTGTGCCGCTTCGTCGAGCAGATCGCGATCCTTGCGGAAGCGGCCCTGTTCTAAGCCAATCGCCTTGAAAATCCCCTCCGTCACCCAGATTTCATCTGCCTGGGCCAGCTGATCGATGTCGGTGCCGGGATAGGTCCACCATTGGCCGTCGATCGACCCGCCGGGCTTGAAATTGGCCTTGCGCCCCAGGCGTCCGGTCTGGTCGAGCAGCCGCTCCCACCAGAAACCTCCGGGCAGTTCGAACCGCACGGTTGCGGATCCCAGCTTGAGTTTCTGATCCTGATAATATTCCTGGGTATAGGCGGGGCGCAGGCCCATCAGGTCGAAGCCGCGTTCATGCCCCAGATAGGCGTCCGCGGTGGCGGTCGGGTTTTCGCGGGTGACCGGATGCCGTTCGGACCAATTTGAGAACAGGTCGTCGAACAGGGTTTTTACATGCGCCTCATATCCGCAATTGTCCTTGCGGTTGCAGACCAGGACGAAAGGCTTGGCGGCATATGCATAAAGCTCTTTCCGACCACAATCGGGGCATTTGCCGCCGCGCAGATAGCGGCCCTTTGCCGGCTTCTTTGGAAAGTCGAAGTCCTGCTGCAGGCGGTCTATGATCTTGGCAGTCAATGTGGCGTCGGACATGGGGTCTGGCACTCGGCTGAAAAAAGCGCGCAAAATTCCGGCCCGCCGGATAGGCCCGGCGAGTGGTCATCAGCGCAATTGGGTAATCGGTTCGGCGTCAGCCCTGTCGGCGGGGCGCCTCATCATCATTGGCCGGCGGCCCGGTGATGCCCGTGCCCTCGCTGTTGGCGCGGATCATCTGCGCCAGGGTCGGGCCGAGCTTGATGCTGACATCGGGATGCGGACAGGCGCTCTGGACGATGGTGTGCACCACGTTGAGTTCGGCGAGCCAACTATGGCCGCACAGATGGTTGCGACATGACAGATGAAACTGTTTGTATGTCGGCGTGATCTGACGGCTGCCGTAGATCCGCCCTGGTGTCGCGCAGTGCGGGCAGAGCGCGTGAAGGCTCTTGAAATGGTTGGATTCCGCCGTGGCTTTTGGCCGTGCCATCACCCTTCCTCCGTTCCGAGTTGCGCCAAGGCGCCCGTGAGCGAGCTGATGCCCTCCTCCAACTCCTTGCGAGCGACCTCCCGATCGCGCCGCGTGGCGCCGGGGCGGGCCGCCATGATGAGCGCAGCCATCGCCTCCCCGGTTTCCTTCGACGCTTCGCTGGCAGCGCGGGACAGCGCCTGGCTGCACGCAGTGAATGTAGCGCTCATGGTTTCAAGCGAGAGCGCGTAGCACTCCAGGAAGGGGGCGCCGACGCCGCCGGCAGCGCGATAAGCGAGGTCCAGGGTCCGGGCCTTGTCGAGGGTGATGCCCCCTTCAGCCTCTTCATCCGACCAATTGCGCAGCGTCCGTTCGGAGCGCCGGCAAATCTTGGCGCAATCCTGCCAGCCAATGACGCCGGCAACCTTGGTCAGAGCGAGGCCGAAAGAAAGGGCGGGTCGTAGCTTGGTCACAGACGCTCTCCGAAAGGTTGAGCCGCACCGGGTGCCTCCAGGGCGGGTCGCGGGGCTCCAAACAGCACCCGGCACGGCTCTTCCGGCGACGGGGGCGCCGGATTCTTATCTGCGATGTAGTGCCCCCCGGCACGCATCAGCTTATCGCCTGCAAAATCGGCCACCGATTGCAGGCGACGAGTTGTGGCGGTCGCGATACAAACGCGCACGAAGGGGGTATGATGGCCGACTCAATCATTGGCGATCTCGCCGTCCTTAAGACCAAGCGCCACGGCAATATCATGGCTCTGGCCCCGTAGCGCTCGACGATTACCGTTCAGCACCGCCTGGACAATCTTCGGATTAAATCCGTTCTCGCTTGCCCAGGACCGGAGGCTCTTGCCGCTGCTGCGGAACTCATGGCGTACCTTCTCCCGGCGAGCGGGATCTACGCCATAATTTTGTTGGGACGCGACAGCAGCGGCAGGCATGTGTAAAGGCTCCGTCAGATTTGTAGCCATCTGTTGCCTAGATGCCCAGATTATTAGTCATCGTCAAGAGGGATGCATAGAAATGTCGTCAATTGGGGCGAGATTGAAGAAAATTCGCGTCAAATCAGGCCTTTCGCAGACTGATTTCGCGGCGCAATTTGGCGTTTCACGCGCAACCCAGACCAACTATGAAACCGACAAGAACCCGCCTGACGCAGGCTATCTTGCTGCAATGCATGAGGCGGGCCATGACATCACCTACGTGGTGACGGGGCAGTTGCAATCCGACGCATTGAGTCCCGACGAGACGGCCCTCGTCCACATGTTCCGGCGAGTGGATCCCGAAAGGCAAGAGGTTGTCTTGGCAACTCTGCGCCTGATGGCGCCGCCTCAGTCCCAGATCGAAAAGACCACACCGCCATCTGCCAGCCTGCACGACAACGGGCCGGATTATCGCGCCGAATAACGATAGTATCGCTGACTTGTTGTCGATCGACGCTGTCATCGCTCATGGTCTGCTCGACAGACATGCGCCCTCCTTCGCCGGCGAACCATCCAGTCGGGACGGTTTGCCGCGCGCGAACACAGGAACACGCGCCCTGCGTATTTCCCATGGGGTATTTTATTCAGCAGGCCGCCCGACCTGGAAGGTCGAGAGCCTGTGTTCACCGCGTCATCGCGGGCTGCCCCTCACGGCAAAGATCGGGCCAACGGCCGGACGGTAGGGCTGTGGAATGATTCTGTCCATGCAGTGAATCTCCTGTCCGACTGTACCAGTATAGGACTCGACAGAGCCGCATGATGCGACATAGCGTCACCGTCGAAGCGGGGAGGATTCGTGATGAAATTCGGAATTAGAAAGCCCAGCATCCGCCAGTCCTTCGCTGCGAGGACTTCGCCCAAGCGGATGATCCGGCATAATCTGGGCCTGAAAGCGCCGCGCGGCATGGGAATATTCACCAATCCCAAGAAGGCGAGCTATAATTTCGCCTATAACCGCACATCAATTTCCTTCTGGTCGATCCTGCGCAAGCTGTTCAAATGAGGCTTACGCTTTGCGTCGCGGTGCTGATGGCGTCACCGTGCGCGATGGCACAGGACTGCCTGACTGACGCGCAAATTGAGCAGGCGGTCGGCACTCAGGTGCGAGCAGGGGCATTTTTCGTCGATACCCGGCATTTGCCAGACAGGCCGCTATGTTCCGGTTTGACGCTGGCCCAGCATATCCAGCGGATGAGGGCCGAAGCGTTTCCGCCAGCGCCACCCGAGGTCATAGAGGCCGCACAGGTGCCGGAGCCTCCTACACATGCTGAGATGGTGCAGCCGGTGGTTGATGCTATGATCGACAACACCGCCCCCGCGTCCAAGGCCATGTCGCCGAGAACGGAAAGTGCCCGCCCAAAGCCCATTGCACGCAAGATCGAACGACCGTCCGCTCTACCGGCGCGCGCGCCCAGCCGAGCCTTCTACCGCAGTTGTCGGGAAGCCCGCGCGGCGGGCGCCGCACCGATCAGGCGCGGACAATCAGGCTATGGCCGTCACCTCGATCGCGATGGTGACGGGATCGCGTGCGAGTAGCGATCAGGCCGCCGCTAGGCCGATGTTTCGAGCTTAAGCCTCGTCCGATAGCCGCCGGCATCAACAGAATGCGTCACTTCCGAGATCAGCCATTTCTGGGCATCGATCTCTGCCTTGAAGCCGCTGACGGTTGCGCGCCGTTCCGGGTATATGCCGGCGTCGCCGAGCGCGAGGGACAGGGTGAGCTCGGCTGAACTGCGGCTGATGCGGTTCGCCTCGGCCTCTGCAGCCGCCTTTGCATCGGCCTGTGTGGCATAGATCCGCTTCAGACGCTTGGGGCTGGCGCCCGTACCCTTCGCCCCAGCCTTCTCCGTTTTGCGCTTTGCTGCGCCCTTGTCGTGCCAACGCGCTTCGGCCCCGTCATATTTGTCGCGCTCGGCTCGCCGGTAATCGTGACGATCGCCGAGCGCGCGGGTGATGGCCAGCGCCGGGATGGCGAGACCCGAGCTGGTGACGCCGGCGCCGACGCGCGCGAATACCAGCCTGCGATCCTTCACCGTGGCGACCGCGTCATATTTCTTGCCCAATTCCCGTACCAGAGCCATGTCGCTCTTGCCGTCCTGATCGACCAAGTCGACGGCGATCGCGGCCAGGTCGGACGCGACACGCGGTTCGAGACCGTTGTCGGCCGCGATCTGGCCGACGACAGCGCCGATCGTGGTGCTGCGCCAGCTGCGTTCCTTGCGGACGCGAAATTCCCCCTGCAGATCCGCCGACCGCGCGCTGATGGTGATTATGTCCGGCGGGCCACTATGGCCGGCCTCGTCCACCTTGAACCGTCCCTTCGCCACCAGCCCCTTGGACACATTCCTGCCCTGCGCCCATCCCAGCGACAGGCTGATGATTGCCCCCTCCTTTGGAATGGCAAGATCGCCCTGACTATCGTCCAGAACCAGATCAAGCTGGTCGGCCTCCCCGCCCCGCTTTTCGGTCAGGGAGAGGGAAATCAATCGGGGGCGGATCGCGGCGCTGATGTCCTTGCCATCGACAATGACGACGTAGGCCGGGACATTCGCCTGCTGACGGGCGCCACCGTCGTCGCGCGATACGAGCTCGCTCATCCGTCGACCCGCTTGAGATCGATGGCGAAGTCCGTCTTGCGGGCGACGCCATTGTCCAGGAAATGGCTTTTGCGCTCGTCGAGCGCGGTGATGACATATTGACCGATGATCCGGCCCCGGCCGTCAATCAGCGGATAGGCATCGCCGGCTTCTGCCATGGCGCGCACGGTCTCGATCGAATCTAGCGTGCCGGCGGCCTCTGGCATCAAAATGCCGGACAGGGTGACCGTGTCTTCACCGGGGCCAACAAATTGCGCAGCCGCGCGCGCGCCCACCCGATCAGAGGTTGGATGACGCCAGTCCGATCGCCGCTGCAGTTCAGAAAAGGGGAGAGTGGCCAGTTCGAAAACGAAGAGGCCAAGGGACATCAACTGCATGGTCAATCATCCTGGTCGCGATAGGCCGAGCGCGCGGCGGAGGCTTCCCTTGCACGCATCTCCGCAATTTTGCGTTCGAACATGTCGCCTAGCTGTTGCTCCGACAGCCCCGATCCTTGAATACGAATATCGTAATAATGGTGGTGAACCCCGCCGGATGCGGCGGAACTCGCCGTTGACGGCGCAGCCCCGCCGGAGGCCGCACCAGCAGCCGCCAGGCCCGTCGCGACCGTGCGGATGCTGCGCAGCGGACCACGGGCGCCGCGGTCGATGCCGATCGCCAGGCCATCCGTTATATTACCGCCCATTTCCATGAACACTCGACTGGGCGAGCGGATCTTGAGAACGTCCGCGAACCAGGTCTTCATCTGGCGGGCGATAGCCTCCACCCGGGCGCGCACGGCCGGCCAGCGACCGTTGATGCCATCCTCTATGCCGCGCATCATATTCTGACCCAGCGCCTGGGATTCGCCGCGCATTTGGCCAAAACGCTGGCGTAGCTGCGCCCGCATAGTCTCGCTTTCCTCGAGGATCCGCGCGGTGGTCTCCCGTTGACGGGCGACAGCCTCATTGCTGGCCTTGTCATCAACAGCCTTGGCGTTGGCGGCTTCGCGCAGCCGATCGGCTATCGCCTTTCGATCGGCTTCTCGCTTCGCCTGGATTGCCTTTACGTTCCGGTCGAACCCTTCACCCGACAGGATGTTGGTTGCGGTGTCCAACAGCCAGTTGGTGACCGGACGCGCGCGCTGACCTGCGCGCGCCTGGTTCTTTTCCCATTGCGCCTGGAGCTTCTGCCATTTGGCCTCCGTATCGGTGGCACGACGGACAAAAGCGTTGTGAACGGCGTTGTCGCTCTTGTCGATCGCGTCGCGCATCTGGCGATATTTGTCGAGGCCCTGGATCAGCGGGCGCATGGCCGCCTGCACCTGGGCATCGCCGAAAAGCCAGCTGAGGCGCGACATGTCACCGCCCAATGCCTTTTGCGTCAATTCCGCCAAGGTTTCGAGCGGGTCGCGCCCTTCCCGTTCGGCCTTTTTCAGCGCCGCCGGCAAGTCGACACCGAATTTCTTGAAGCGCTTTTCCGTATCCTCCGAATATATCTTGTTCAGAAGATTGTTGAGGTTGTTGGCCGCCTCGGACTCGCTGCCGGCGGCGGGCTCCAGCACCTGAAGCGCGGCGACCAGCTGAACCAGGGCATCTTCGCCGGTCTGGCCCAGCGCCTTGTAGGATGCCGTCAGCGCCTTGAGCTCGGTCGCCATGGCAGGAACGCCAAAGCCCCCCTTCTCGTCACCGGCCGCCATGATATCGACGATCCGGCCGATGCGATCCTTGGCAATGTCGAGATTGTTGATGGCGGCGAAGCCGGCATCCGACAATTCCTCCATCGGGACTTTATAGGCGAAGGAAGCACGGCCCAGCTTGTCAACGATCCGCTCGATCCCCTGCGCATCGAGTCCCTTGGCCAAAAGCGTGTCGACGCCGCCGGCGAGTTCGCTAGGCAGCTTGTAGATTGTCGGCCCGATCTCTTCCAGAGTGTTGCGCAGCTTGTCCGCCTGCTCTCTGGTCAGTTGGGCCTTGAGCGAGATATCAGTCATGCGGCTCTGCATCGCCGCATCGGTCTTTGCCGCCTCGATCCCGGTTGCGGTGGTTGCCGCAGCGATCGCCATGCCAACCAGGCTGGCGCCCTGCTTGATCCGCTCGGCACGGCGCGTGCGCCGGCGATCCTCCTCCCGTTCGATCTCGCCATCGACCCGTGCTTCCGCCTGTGCCCGGCGCAAGCGCTCGCCCGACGTCTCCTGCAGATCCGCCATCGCCTTTCGGCGCTGCTTCAGCTCGCGCGTCGTATCTTCGATCCGCGTCTTGAGCAGCCGCTCCGCATCGCCGAGCAGTCGCGTGGAATAGCCAGCCGCATCGAGGCGATCACGATAGGTCTGGAGGTCGCGCTGCTGGGCCTGAAACTGCCGGCCAAGATCGGCCGCTTCACGCTTCGCCCGCGCAAAATCGCGCGTCAGTTTCTGGGTCGGCCGATCGGTCTCGGCAATCTCGGCCGCCAGGCGGCGCGCGCGGACCTGCGCCTGGTCCATGGCCTGCGACGTTGTCTGGATCCCGCGCTTCAGATCACGGAACCCCTTGAGGTCCGCCTGTGCCTTTTCCAGCTTGTTGAGGGCAGTCTGCGTTGCGCGGAGATCAGTCGCTGCCTTACGGGTTTCGGCGCGGATCTTGCCGATCGGGCCCGACGCCTTGTCCATGGCGTCGAGCAGGATCTTTATACGCATGTTCCTGTCGACGCTCATGGTCCTAGCCGTTCACCAATTTGAAGCGATCCACGGCCTGTGCATGCCAGCGCATCAGATCGGGATAGGGCATCGCCTCCATATGAGGGGGTGCCCAGTGGAAGATCACGGCGATATCCGCCATGACGCTCTCTATGCTGTCGGGGAGGCCATCCTCGACCGCAGCGGTAGCAAAAAATTTGAAAGCTCCGTCGCCAGTGCGAGGAAGTCGAACGGGTTCATCAAGGCCAGCTCATGCTGTTCCAGCGGCGGCTGGGTGCAGCGCGGAAGCGCCACGATCATGGCGTTGACTTCCATCTCGAGCAGATCCCGCAAGCTGCAGCCCTTGATCTGGCCCACCACATGCAGATTGACGATGACGGATTCGACCTTCGTCTCGCCCCGGATCAGAGGCTTTTCCAGCACCACCCGTTCACCGGGCAGCTGCGTTTGTTCGCTCATTTCGATCCCCCTGTTTAGATGGTGATGCTGGTGCCGATGCCGCCGGCGGAAACATTGACGCCGATACCAAGGCTGGCTGAGCCGTCCAGCGCAGCGCGGATCTGCGCCATGCGATCGATGCCGTCGATCAGCATGATGTTGTTGATCACGTCGATCTCGACCTCGACCCGGCCGTTGATGGTCCATTTGAGGTAAGAAAGCGTTGACTTGATCTTCCAGGCAGTGTCGTCGCCGGCCTTGGCGGTGCCGGGATCGATCTCGACATGCTTGCCCCGCACCACGAGTTCGGCCGCCGTGACGATGCCCTGCTGCTCATCCTGGTACGCGCCGTTGAAGCGAATCATCTGGCCGGCAACGCCGACCAGGCCGAAGCGGCGCAGGATCGGGATCGCAAGGCCGCCGACGGTGGTTTCCATCTCCATCTTCTCGAGGCCGAGGCCAACGTCCACCTCGCCCAGCATGCTGCCGCCGCGATAAGCCTCCACCTTTTCGGCGATCTTGGGCAGGGTGATTTCGGGCACCTCATGCAGGAAGGCGTTACCGTTATCGTGATGGTTGAAATTCTTGAGCTTGGAAGGAAGCATGGCGCGGATCCTCGATCAGGGGTAGTCGGGGGTGAAGGACAGGAAGATCAGGCGGCGCTGAAGCTGCCATAATATTTGTCGGTGATGCGTTGATTGAGGGTCAGGTCTTCCATCGGCGCGCAGGGAGTGAAGTCATAGTCGATGACAAGCTTGCCGGCGGCCAGATCGCCCTGGCTGTTGAGCGAAGGATCGAACCAGCAGCTGGCACCAATCAGGCGGCCCTGGGCGATCTTTTCGCGGAAATCGGCATTAATGGTCTCGATAATATCCTTCACCAGCCCCTTGGTCAGAGGCTTGTCCACCGCCCACGCCAGGCCATTAGCGATGGAATCGCGCAGCACCTGGGCGGTGCGGGTGGCGCTTTCGAAGGCGAAGAGCGGCTCATCGGAGCAGGTCCGATTGCCCCAGAAGCGATAGCCGTTCATGCGCACGACGGTGGTGACCGGCGCGTCATTCAGCAGTCCGGCCGGCGTCGAACTGTCCTGCAGGTCGAAGAAGACGGGCTTGGCCAGGCCGGACATATTGGCGATCGCCACGTTGGACAAGGTCTTGTGCCAGCCCGTGACCTCATCGATCTGGGCGCGCAGGCCGAGCGCGCGCGCAATGATGTCGCCCTCCCAGCCAGTGCTGTCCGGCCAGATCAGCATCTGTTCCCGCTGGCTGAACCCCTCCCGATAGAGGATGGCGTCGTCGACGTCCTCGCAGCCCGAGCAGAAGAGATAGGACATGGCATTGAGCTTCTTGGCGACGACGCCGAACGCGGCGGCGACAGGCGCCGTATCGAGTCCAGGCGCGCCAAGGATGCGCGGGCGGACACCGATCAGCGATTCCGCGCCGAGCAGGCCATAGACGCCGCTATAATCGGCCAGCGCGCCCACAACAGCGTCATTCTGGTCTTCGGGGTCGGCTACCTCCGCAACTCGCTGTACGACGATGACGGGACTGGCCTGGTCGGCGATCGCCGCTAGCGCTTTGCCGATGGTGCCGTCATCGCCAACAGCCGACAAAGCCGCACGGACATCGGCGACCAGCACAGGCTTGTTCAGCGGAAACAGTTCGGCGTCGGCGTCGTCACCGGTGACGACCAGGCCGATGGTGGCGGTGGCGACATCCACGATATCGCGCGCGCCATCGACCGGCTCGTTAACGAAAATTCCGTGGCGAATGGGCATGGCTCGCTCCTTCAGGCGGCAAGGGGATAAAGTGGGACGGACAAGCGGACGAAGCTGTTGGGCTGCGGATCCTCGAGCGACAGGCCTTCGAGATCGATCACCGCCTTGCCCTGTGCATTCATGGAAAGGCCGACACGTGTCAGGCTGATGCGCGGTTCCCAGCGCATGAGGGCGATCGCCACCGCCGCGTAGATGCGCTGGACTCCCCGGCCGTTACCGGGTTGGTCCGCCAGCTCCAACAACGCGGATCCGTAGTCGCGCAGCATCGTGCGCAAGCCAGGCAAAGTGGTAAGGATATCCCCGATCGATTGTGCCAGGTGGGCGCGGCCAGCAAGCGGCTTTCCGGTATGGCGATCCATGCCGATCATGCCGGCAGGCCCGTCTGCGCGGCGCCGGCCTGGACACCACCATGTTTGTGATTTTTCAGGCTGATGCTGTCCGCCACGACATCACCGCTTGCGCGGATAGTGCCGGCGACATCGAGATCACCGATCAGACCGATGCCGCCATTGGCCACGATAGTGACGGTAGCGCCACCCGGAAGGATGGCCTCAAGCGCGTGATGCTCAGGATCATAGGCGATCTCCGCGCCATCCTTGAACGAAATGACCTCGCGCAGGCTACTCTCCGGCGCCGGCATGGCATCGCTGTAGATGCCACGTAGCGCGACGCCGCCCGCAAGATCGCCACCGGGGCAGAGCAGGATCACCTGTTCGCCCAGGCTTGGCGGTGACCAGGTGCGGGTTGCACCCGCGCGTGCTTCTATCCAGGGGATGGGAGTAGACAAGACGTCGCCGGTCTCGACAATGCATCGCGCGGCGGCCAGATCGACAGACGCGATCGTGCCGAAGCGCAGCATTTCATCGAGGCCGGCGGCGTCAGACATGGATCAGGCGCGCTCGGTTTCCAGGCTGAGGGTAAAGACCTCTCCCGACAAAGGCGTGTAGGCAGCGCGAACTTCAATCAGCGCATAGATTTTCTGGCTGGGCTTATCGGCGTCGATCAACAGATCGGCGGTCGCACGGCCAAAGGCCCCATCGCCCAGCGCCTGGCCCATGGTGATGTCCACCGAGCCGATATAGCCCTTCGCGATGCCATTGGTCACCGCGAACGCGCCGTTGTCACCTGCGGACACGGCCGGCGCTGCTTTGAAGAAGTGGATCCGGAACTGCGCATTGGTGAGATCGGCACCGGACTTCATCAGCCGGACGGCCTTGATCAGAGCCTCTCCGCCCGGATAACGGAGGACACTCGCCTCGATCGGAATAACATTGCCGGCGGTGGCGTGGTTGGCGAGCAGATCGCCCTGCGCATAGGCGGTAGTGTTGGCGAGCCGGGTCAGGAGCACGGCGGTGACGAGACGGAGTTGACGGGACATGGCAGCCTCACGGATCAGGGATCGATGTGGCGGCCATCGTTGCGAGCGCTGGGCGCAGGGGTCATCCGGCTACTGTCGTCATCCCCGTTACCACGAAAGTGACGGGGTAAGAGCGATCTATGACGGCATGCACTGACTTGGCGGTTTCCGATGACATGGCGAACGTCTATCAAGTCGCCTGCTTTCGGAGGGCAGGACATGTCTGGATCGACCATTTTTGATGCCCATTGCCTTGCGCTGGGCAAGCTATGCGTAACCTGGGCGTTTGTGGATCGTCAGCTTAATGACTTGTTGCGGGCTATGCTGGGCTGCTCAGAAGGTGCAGCTGCAAGCGTTTCCACATCAGCCGACAGCGTCGGAGCGAGAATAAACATCATTCGCCTTCTCAACGGAGAACGTCCGATAAGTCCAGATTGGTCCTCTGCCTTCGACACCCTGCTAAACTCGATCAATAATTGCGCGAAGCTACGAAATAGATTTGTGCATGATCGATGGGAACTATCGGACGGCGGTCTGGTTCGCATAGATCGGCGCGCACGGACTAAAAAGCCGCAATCACGTAAGCCTATCATTCTGGAGTTTGACACTGAGCATGTAACCGACCCAGGCGAAGTTGAAAATCTGATCACGAAGGTCGGCAAAATAATCTTCGCCCTCCACTGTGCAATTCGTGACCAAGAAGAGTGGCGCAGCAGCGATAATGGTATGATCGGTCGGCCGCTGTTATTGCGAGCTGGTGATTATGACGCGCTGCCTGATGCGATCGATATATTAGGCTTGTGCGGATAGCGGGCAGCTTGTCGGCAACGGCCGAGCTGATAGCCTGTCGACATGACGGTGAGTCGCATAGATCAGCTGATTGACGAGATAGAGTGGAGGTTCTGCGCGCCAATCGTCGATGAAGAGGCAGCCGTGGGCGCACTACAGGCGCTCTACGCGCATCTGAACGAAAGCCATGCTGATCTGACGGTCGAGCATGAGGCGCGACTTGACGATATTCAGAGGCGGTTTCGCGCTGGCCCCGGCCTGTTCAAGGGCGATCTGCACTAGCTGGTTTCCGGCGATGCGTGTCCCAACGCAAAATCATGCTATGAGCGGCGTCAGAGGGCCCGGAGCGGTATGCGACCTGCCGTGCCTTTCGACCCCAGGGCGGATGTGCTTCCCCAAGCATGCCCTGGGGTCAATCGATCCCGGCGCCCGCCCTAGTGCTTTTGGGGGGTCGGGATTATCTATTTAATATAATTATGCGAGTTTGTTGGTAATTTAGTTGCGAATCTCTTGCGGGATTGACACAGGTTCGGGCGTCATCAGTGCGACCCGATGGCTTTCCCGGCGTACTCGACATGCTTCCGGGAAATTTCTCCGACGCCTGGACCTGGGGACCGGTCTGGGCGTCGGGGATTTCTTCTTCCTCTCGGGAAACATACGCCCTATCTGGCGATTGCTGGCTGCTCAGCGGTTGCCAGCGATCCCGGCGCCTGCCCCTCGCTGTTGCGACCGGGCGCCGGGATCACCTGTGTCAAATCACCAAGCCGCCGGATGCCAGAACGGCGGCCTGCAATCCCGTATAGCAGGACAGCACCTGATTGTTGGTCAGCCTGCCAGCGTAGAAGGCCAGCGCCGCGATATCGACCGGGTCGGCGTAAGTGCTGTCGCTCGCAGCGCCCTCAGCATAGCGTCCGATTCCAAAGTGCAACGCGCCGCCGACAACCGCGACCGTAGTCGCAACGGTGTTGAATATCGCGTCTTCGCCGGGGTTTTTGCGGATCGCGACAACCTCGTTCGGCGCCCAGATGCCGCCCACCATGTTATGACCGGTGCCGCGATAAGCGGTTTCAGGAACTGCGGAGAAACTTGACCCGGCCCCGCCGTTCCGAACAGCCGCCTGCACATCGGAGCCAGCCGTCGTCAGCAGGCCGACATGCTTTGTCGTCACCGCATCGGAGCCACCAACGATCGCCGCCACCGCATCAGCCGACGTCCGTGCTACAGCGAGGATGGTAAAGCCGGTGTTGCCGGAGGCAGCGAACAAATCATCGCCGGAGAAGGGGGCGATGTATCCGGCCGGGAACGCGCCGATCGCGCTCGACGCCGCCCCCTCCACCGGCGCGCCTGTGCGCGCAAGATTGCGGTCGTTGCCCGAATAATCGCGCAACACATCCAGAGGCGCATCGGTGCCCAGAAGGTAGAATGCATATAAGGCGTCCGCAAAGTTCGGAAGCCAAGGCTGGTCATAACCAACATTGTAGATGGATGCGTCGGCGTCTTTGCAAATGAGAACTGGCATGTCGTTATCCTTTGACCTTCCGGAAGATTGGGCACCAGTTGTCCATTCTGAGGCCCTTATAGGTGATGCTGTCGCCTTGCCTGTCGCGCAGATTGCCGCGCGGGCCACTGGTCGGCCCGGTAACGTCGCCAAGGCCCGTTCCCCAAGCGTATCGGACCTCAGAGCCTGCCGACAGCACACCGCCCGAATGCTTTATCAGAACACGATCGGTTCCGATCAGCGAAACGCCGGTGATTGCGACGGCGGCGCCCGCATTGTTTACGAGCGAAAAGCCGTAGTTTCCGGGGTTCGTAACGGTTGCGGTATCGAATACCAATGAGCCCTCCGGCACATCGAAGGGCACGATAACGGAGCCGTTCAACCAGGTCGGGGCCAGCGGTCGAAGGTGACGCGGCTTAACCCCATCGAAAAGCCAGCGCTTCCAGGCGATGCCTTCATAGGCGCCAAGCCGACGGTAGCTCGCGGGCGTCAGGTGAGCCAAGTCCGAGTGCGGCATGAAATACAACGGCGTCGATAGCGCGAAATTCTCCTCGCTCTCTGCAAGCTCGACCAACGCCATCGCTATCAGCGGATCCGCAGCGTAATGGCGATGGCTCGCGAACTGATACACAATGCAAGGGATCGGCTGATCCACACCCGTCACACCGGCCGCGTAGGTCCTAAGAGCGCCTACGACCTGGTCTTTTAGTGCCGCCTTGTAGGTGGCCGGGTTTGTGCCCAGGGCGGTGTCGCGTTCACCCTGCCGCCATGTGATCCCGTGCACGAGATACGGCTGGCCCAGCGCTGCACCACGCGCCTGCCCGTTGGCCACATCGGCCTGAACGCGCGGCCAGTAGGTGCCGCCGGACTGAAGCGCGGAGATCGGCTGCGACCCCTCGCCCGGTGCAGAGAACAGGAATTGCTGGCCGATTGCGCCAATGTCGATCCCATTCTCATCGAGAAGCAACTGGGCGATCATTTCGGCCATGCCGTAGGCGCCTGTTTCGCCATAGCCGTCGTCCGTGGCTGTATCGGCTTCCTTGAGACCAACGAGAGACGCATAGAAATTCGCGTTGTAGGCCGCGCTCGATACGTTGGCATCGCGCGATCGGAGGCCACCCTCGAACATACGGGCCCACGCAAGCCCGGCCACTGTCGATATGGCGGGACGGCCGTTCACACCGATTGACACCGACTGACCGTATAGAATGATGTGCGCGAGCAAAGCCCGTAGCGTGTAGGCCGCTTGTTCTGGAATCGACGCGCTGAATAGCCGGAGGCGCGTCACCTTCGTGCGCGTGCTGGCGATCTCGGCAGTGTTAGCCTCGGTCGAGGCTTTGAGCGCGTCGATTTCGACGTGCCTCAGACGCTCCGGTGTGACATCGAGGAAGATGCGATCCAGAGCATCCTTCAACCGCAAGCGATCGGTTGAGGCGTCCGGCACGAGAGCCTGCGCTACCGCATCACTGCGCTCCGACAGAAAATCAATCAGGACGTGCCTGATTGTTTCCGGAGTCACGTCCAGGAAGACACGATCCTGCCCATCCTTCAAACGCAGGCGATCTGCGGAACCCTCGGGAACCAGAGCTTCCGCCACCGCGTCGCTACGCTCCGCGAGCAAATCAATCAGGACGTGCCTAATCGTTTCTGGTGTCACGTCCAGGAAGACACGACCCACCCCATCCTTCAAACGCAGGCGATCGTCATGCGTTGGGCGCTCTACTGCATTATTTATCTCTTCCAGATTGGCGCGCTCATCCACCGTCATGCTGACATTGGTTTCGCCATCTGCAATAGCGTCGGCCGAAATGGTCGCATTGCCATTGTTGAAATCCTCAATGACTTCCGCCTTGAGCTTCTGAGACGTCTTGATGGCCATGGATTATGCTCCGTCCGTTTGGTCGCCGACCGCCGCGCCCAGTTCTTCGGACGTCGGGCGGGTGGGAGAGATGCGCAGCACGCCGTCATCGGCTGACCAGAGCCATGCGATGGTGCCGCCGCCCACGACGGGGCGAATTTCCAGCGGGGTGGCCATGCCGATATTGGCGACCAGATGGCCGTCATTGGCGATGACCAGGGGCGTGCCGACGCCCACGCCGTTATTGTGCGTGTTGAACTGCAGATCGCCATTGGCCAGCTGGTGGATCTGGGCCTGAAGTCCGTCCTCATTGAGGAAGTTGATCTTGCGGTCACCCGGCGCGACCAGGTTGACGTTGATTTCGCCGGCCTCGCTGCGGAAGGTGGGGTTGCCAAGGCTTTCAAAGCCGCCACCGGCCAGCATCGGGATGTTGGTTTCAAGGCGGCGTTCGGCCTGGTCGATCAGGCCCGCGTCGATCGCGTTGTTGCCGACATTGACCCATTTGCCCTCCAGCATGCCTGTGGCCGAGCCGCTGACGCGCACCGGATAGCCGACGCCGGTATTGACGTAGACGGCATGGGTCATGGTGCGCAGATCGGGTTCGCCTGCGTCCGGAATGGCTCGGCTTTCGATCGCCTGCACGTCGATCAGCAGCGGGCCGCGCTGGCCGAACACGGCAACGGCGCAGGAATGTTCAGGCGCGCCCTCAACGATGGTGCCGACATTCTCGACATCAACCGCGACGCGGCCGCCGCAGGCCTCCATGCGCACACCGGCATCGCGGCCGCCAGTGATCTGGCCGCTGATGTCCGCTTTCTTGAAGCCGGTGATCAGGATGCCCGGCCCGTCCATGTCGCGGTTGATCATCGCGCCACGCACCGTGACCTGGTCGAACCCGGTGACAGCCAGGCCGCCATCTGCCGGCGTCACGCGGATAGCCTCAGGGACCATCGGCCAGTGCTTGCTGACATCCTCATAGCCGCTCTCGATGATCGGGCTGTCGATGACGACACGATCGGTGCCGGTGATCACGATGCTGGATTGCCAGACCTTGGGATGGATCACCGAGACGCGACCGCGCTGGCGCGCGAAGACATCGCCTGCGGGCCGGCCATACCAGTTGCCCGAGGTCACGAAGCCGCGGCGAAAATGGCGCTGCGCAGCGGCGGCCTCCGGGCTGTCGGTATCATAGCCGGTGAAGTCGCCCAGCGTGTTGGCCCAGTTGGTGGTCGCGATCGTGGTGGACAGGCCGTCGCGGCCGTCGAAAATATCATTGATCGACACGATGTCGTAAAATTCTTCGGCCTCGCTATGCACCTCGATATTGGGGCCAAGGGCGGTCCATCCGCCATTGCCGTGCCAGCGATTGCGCTCCGAATAGAAGCGGGACATCGCGATCTGCGCGCCGCCCTGCATATTGTTGAAGACATCGCAGCCGATCACGGCCCAGTCATTGGACAGCTTGTCGGTGTCGAGATCGCTCCAGCCAAAGAGGGCATGGCCCCACCAGCCATGGATGCGGCATTCATAGGCCATGAGGCGCTGCACCGCGCCGCCGGAAATGGCGTGCCCCTGAATCCACATCCGCCCGTCCGGCGTCTTGGCGGCATAGGCGGAATAGGTCTGGTTAGCCTCATTCCCGTCGATATCGAGCCAGCGGAAGCCGACGTCGCTGATGTTGCCACCCTCCAGATCTTCCCAGAATTTGGCGTAGAAGAGACCGCCGGGATTATGATCGCCGGGCGCGGCAAGGAATTTGGCGCGCGAGGCGCGGCTGTTGCCGACCAGTTCGACGCCCGACACAAGCGGGATACGCCCGCGCGGGAAAGGCAGGGTCTGGTCCGCCTGGCCCTTCTCGCGCAGGTTGAACGTGCCGAAATTTTCATAAGGGCCGCCGCAGACATAGATCTTGTCGCGGCCACCGCAATTGACGCGACCTACACCCCAGGCCTTGGCATCCCACATCGCCTGTTTGATGGCTTCGGTGGTTTCGACCCAGTCGCTTTCGACGTCGCTGCCAAGCCGCGCTTTGCCGACGACTTCCCACAGGTTGATGCCGTGGTGTCGCAGCGATGCGCGCGTGGCGAAATGGGTGCGGACGGTCGCGCCTTCCGGGCCTTTTTCGGCGAGCATGGCTTCGCCATCTTCGGTGGCGACGAAGCCGCCGCTGGAGCCGTCAGCCGGAACGTCGGCATCGTCCTCAAGCTCCTCCAGGCTCTCATAGATATAGTCCTGGTTGTAGAGCATCTGGCCAAGCGCAGCGGCTTCGGAGCGATCGGCCTGGACGGCGGCCATATCGACATAGGGGATGGCCAGTTTCTGGACGACGGGCTGCACGCCGCCGCGCACCGTCTGGCCCAGCTGGACCATGGGGAATTGCTCATTGCCGCTGACTTCATCGGCAAGAGGGAGGGCCGTGATCTTCGCCATGGGCTATTCCTTCGGCCAGGCAGGGTGATTGGCGATGTCGATGGCGGCGAGCGCGGCATCGTCGGCGGCGCTGATTTGCGCCTCGATCGTGTCGGAGGCGGTGCGCACGGCGTCGATCGCATCGAAGCGGGCCGATGCCGGCGTGCCGATCCGATCGAGCGGCGGCCAGGTCGCGGCGAACCGGATATCGTTCAACTGCTGCCAGACCGGCGCTATGGCGGTGATGCGGCGCGATGCCTCCCGCTTGACCTGACGAACCAGGGCGGCGCGCCGGGCGGCGATGGAAGCGCTGGGGCGGCGCAGGCGAGGCTTGCCATTGTCCCCGGCCTCGATCGCGGCGCCGGCGGCCTGGGCAAGCATGAGTTCGCGGTGACGGGCGGCGGTCAGGGGCTGCGCGTCGGCGGGCAGATCGGTGTTGATCCGATCATCGAAGAAGCCGTGCGCGGAGGCGGAATAATAGAGCGCCATGTGTCAGACCCCCAACGCGAAGAAGATGCGCGTGGCGCTGCTGTCGTCGGCGCTGAAAACCGAAAAGCCGGTCTGGCTGATCGAGGAGGCGACCAGCACCGGCGGGTTGTCCTGGCTGTCGGCGCCGCCGCTGACGCCGCCGTCGGACACGACGCCGAAGCATTCGGCGGGGAAGCTGATCGGGAACAGCGTGGACGAAGTTGCATTGGGCGAAGCGGAGAAGCGGCCCCATTGCAGGATCAGGCCGCCAAGGCCGGGTAGATAGGCATAGCCATTTTGCGCGAGCAGGCGTGGCAGGCCCGACAAGGCGGCGGGCGTCACGGCGCGGTCGGTGGCGCTGCCGGCGCCGACATCGGCGGCGGACGCGGCCAGCACGGTCAGCACCCTACTGGCGCTGAGATTGCCGCCACCGCTGACCAGGCCGCCGCCGGTGATGGTGCGAGCGACCAGGGCGGCGATGATGGCATCAAAGCCGTCCGACAGGGCGGCAAGGTCGGCATCGGTTTCGGCCGCCAGATCGGCGATGGCCGCGCCGATCGCGGCAGTGAGCGCAGCCGACAGGGCGGCCAGGCGCTGGGCAAGGGTGAGCGGGGTGATGATCCGCTCATGATCGGTGCCGGTGGCCGCTTCTTGCTGCGTGGCGATTTCGGCGACGCCCTTGACCGTCTCGCTCGCCTGCGGGTTCAGGAACAGGACGTCGCCAAATTCGATCGCACCGGCGACGGGCGAGCCGAAGGCGATGTCCTGGACCAGCAGCATGGTGGTCGCCGAGACCTTGCGGAAGAGCGGGTCTTCCTGGGCATAGACGGCGAACAATGTGCCATCAGCCAGATAAAGGCCAAAGCCCCGCAGTTCGAAGGCATCCTGGGTCGCATCGATCGCGGTCATGTGGATGATCGTTTCGCTGACAGACTGGCCCGACACCGTGTCCAGGCGCTTAAATTCACCCGGCAGTGCGTCGATCGTCGGCGCGGGCGTGAAGCCGGTTTCCGTGAGGCCCACCGCTTCGATGCGAATGGTGTCGGCGCCGCCCTCCTGCGCGTTGACAAGGGCATCAAGGCCGGCTTGCGTGACGATAAGCTGCAGCGGCTGCATAGCTCAATGCTCCAAAAATGCGCGGGTTTCGGCGAGGATCGGCTCGCCCTGTTCTGTCTGCAGATAGCTGTCCCAGATCGGGTCTTGGGCGGCGTCCGTATCGGCCCGCTCGTCGAGGCGGCCTTGCCCAGCGATGCCGGAGGCCGACACCAGCCAGGCCTGGACATCGGCCTGCATGCGGTAGACGGCGGTGAAATCGGCGCGAACCGGCTTCACCTGGGCAATGTCGCGCAGGATCTGCGCCACCGTCAGATCATCATAGACGATGTCGCTGTCGGCCAGCAGCGGCAGCTCAAGCCGGAACGTGTAGGGATCGAGCGTCTCGCGATCCCTGAACCATTCTACGATCTGGATCATCGGATCGAAGCGATCGAGCACGGTGCGCAGCGAGGCGGGCGTGCCCTTGCGCCGCTGAAAGGCGATGGCGTCGGCAATGGCCGCGCGCTTTTCCGCCTCGCTCCAGGCCGAGTCCCAAATATCGATCGACAATTGCCAGGCAAGCCAGGGCAGCAGGGATGCGTCGATGGTCCAGGGGTTCCACAGCGTGTCGATCGCAACCGGCACCTGTTCGAGCGAAAGGGCCGGCGCGACCGACAGCGCGCGCTCCAGCGGCGTGGCGTTAGGCGGCAGCAGATGGGCGGGATCGGCCATCAGAGCGCCTCGATCAGGATGGAGGTGGGAAAGGCAGCCTGGGTCCGGCTGATCGCGATATCGGCCGCCGGGCTGATCAGTTGCAGCGTCTCGACGCCTGCGACCTGCAATGCACCGGCATGGCCTGAATAGCTGACGAGGCGACCGAGCTTGCGGCGTGTGGCCAGATAGGCGTCGAGCGCGGCCCGCGCGGTGGACAGGACCAGTTCCGTGTCGGGACCATAGGCGATCTGCAGCCGGGCATGGATCGCATATTCTACGATTTCTGCGCTCTGCACCGTGACATGGTCGGTCAGCGGGCGCACCTCATCATGGGTGACGATGGCTTCGACAGCGGCGATCTGGAGGGCGCTGGCAGTGCCGTCACCCGTAGCGCTCAGCAGGCTGACCAGCACTTCGCCCGGCGCGGGCATGATGGCGCTGGCGTCCGAGATGGTGACGTCGGCCGACAATGCGTGGAAGACATAAGCGCTTTCGGGGCCGGCCACCGAATAGCTGTCGGGGGCGAGCTGGACGCGGCGCAGCAGCGACGTGTCGTCTTCGCCATCGAGCCGCTCGACGCCGAAATAGGCGGCCAGGTTCTCCAGATCCGCCCCGGTGGCATAGGGCAGCAGCATCGACACGGCGCGCTCATTGAAATTCTGGCGCATGAGGAGTTCGCGATAGGCGAAAACCTCCACCAGTTTCATGGCCGGGTCGCTTTCAACCAGGGCGTCAAAGTCCGCGTAGCGCGTCTGGAAATCGGCCAGCATCTGACTTTTGATCGTATCGAAGCTGAGCGTTTCGATCACCTGCGGTGCGGGCAAACGCGACAGGTCGACGGCGACGGATGCGGACGGGAGGCTGGCCATGGCCCATGTCGGCGCGGCGGCCATGCAAGGTTAAGGCAGCGCTGTCGTCATGACGGGGATGACGACAGGGTCAATCGGATGCTAGCAGTTCCATCGCCATCGTCATAACCGCCTCTTCTTCTTCGGCCGTCAGGCCAAGCAGGACGCGTTGTGGATAGGTCACCTCTGGCGCGCCCGGCTTGCGGCTGACGCGATCGCGCAAGCCCAACTGATGCACCTGGCCGATGCGAGCCGCCGCCGCGGTAAAGCCCACTACTGCTTCTTGCGCCGTCGCGCTGTCTCGCAACCATCGCGCCTGACGCATTTTCCGGAACATCGACCGGGCCGCGACGCGTCGCTTTATTCGGCCAAGACGATCTCGCGCCGCCTCCCCCTTGCGCTTGCGCGGGGTGAAGCCCGACCCATCCGGATTTTTCTGTTCGGCAATGCGCTGGGCCTGACTGAGGCGCAGTCGACGGGCAACGGCACGGGCGAAACGCAAGCGTGTGGCCGGCGTGACCGATGCCAGGATACGGCCAAGCTCCAGATCCAGCGGCGCGAACGGATCATCCGCCATGGATCAGGACAGGGGAAACAGGGGTTCGCCGCCCAGCCACAGGGCGGTTAGCGGAGGCCCATCCCCCAGCCCGGCCAAAGCCAGTTCGTCCGGCATGGCTAGCGGCGGCTCCTCGAGATGGACGATGTCATGGCCGCCATCTTCGCGGGGAATCAGGGTGACCGCTTCCGTCAGATTGAGCGTGATGTCGAGGTCGATGGCGCCGCCGCCCAATATGTCCGCCTCGAAACCGATAGCCTCGTTTCCGGTGCCATAATTCTGGAGCAGATCGACCTGCTCTACCGACAGCCAGCGGACTATTGCGAGCATCACGACATCAGGATGACCGGTGAAGTCCAGCAGCGTGGCGCGCAGGCGATAGCGATATTCGAAGCTAGGGCGCCCCGGGTGGAAGCGCGTGGCAATGCGCCCCTGATCGACATAGATGGCGAGCCGATCGGGATCGCGCGCATATTCCGGGACGGCGGCGACCAGGGCGGCGCGCAGACGATCGGGCTTCAGCATGGCGCGTCGGGGCGGTGCCAGCGGATCAGCCGGCGCAGCTGGGAGGAGACATCGGCATAGGCCTGGGCCAGGCCAATCATCGGTGCACGGATCTCCGCCGGAATGGATGCGGTGCGATCCTGCGGAAAGGCAGCGGGCACATCCGGGCAGAGGAGCAATGCCGCCGGCGGACGGCTATCGAGCGGCAACGCGATCACGGCCGGGGCCGGACGCGCCGTCTGGCGCGCGGCGCAGCCCTGCAACGCGGTTGAGAGCGTCAAACCAAGGGCCAGACACCCGATCCTGATCGATGCGGTCATTCTCTTTCTCCATGGCGGCTAGGGCTTCGCGGGCGGTGCGCGCGTCGGCGCCGGCGCTGGCGGCGTCACCCTCAACCCGGGCGCGTTCACTGGCCTGATGCGCGGCCAACGTGCGGTTCGATTCGGCCAGCGTCTCGCGCTCGAAGCGGGCGAGCGTGCCAAGCCGCAGGGTGCAGGCATCCGCGCGGCGGACTATGCCGGCGTCGGCCGCGATCGGCGCGTCGACGAAGGCGCAGGCGGTGCTGGCCCAGCGGCTCCAGGCATCACGGTCACGCCGCACCTGTTCATATTGGACATAGAGCCAGGCCCCTACCCCCGCCACGGCGAGCAAAGTGAGCCATTCCCGGCGCGCGGTGATGGCGGACCAGAGGCTCTTGACCAGGGCGATCATGACACCCTGTTCCGAAACCAGCCGAACACGAAATCCTCATTGGCGGGCCGCGATCGTGCCAGATATTTATAGCGCTCGCCCTGTGAGCTGTTCAGGGCACGGAGCATGACAATCTCCGCATCGGCGCCGCGCGCCTTCAGATAGGCGCGGAAGGCCGTCAACGTCTTCGGCCCGATATCCCCATCTTCCTTGATATCGGGATAGAGCTTACCCTGCGCGTTGAAGGCGTTGAGCGATTCCTGAAACCAGAGCGCGGGAACCGATGGCCCCATGTTGACGCCCGTATCGAACAGCTCTTCACCCACCGCCGCGTTGATTTCCGCAACGGCGGCAAAGCCGGTGTCGATGGCGTAGAGCTGCCGATAAATGGCCACTGCTGTCGCGCGAGGCAACAGACGCATATCCCCCTGATATCCCTGTTTCCGGGCCACGCGCTCGGTAATGCCCCACATGGTGGCGCCGCCAGTGTCGGAGGGGTGGTTTGAATAGCCGCCTTCACGGCCAATGACGTTGTCGATCAGCGTTTCAATGCTCATGGATCATTCCTTTTCCGGGATAAATCGCTTGCGCAGATCCGCTGGGAGGGCGCCGATCACATCGACACCGCCGGCAATGAACCGAGGGGTGGCCTTGAACGCGATCATGGCGAGCACGAAGCTGATGGCGTCGGAGACGAACGGATCGAGGCGCAGCCAGGCCTCCAGGCCGCCGCCGACATAATAGGACACGCATATGCCTATCGCCCACTGCATCAGCCGCTGGCTGAAGGAGAGGCCCTTTTCCCAGGCCTGGCCAACAGCCGCGCCGATCGCCGCCGGTGCCAGCGCGGATGCCGCGTCCTGCAGCCCGGCGATAATCTGATGAAGGAAGCCTTCGGATGCCATGGATCAATCCCACAAATTTACGAGAGCGACGGGCTCAGCCGAGGGCGAAACCGTGTCTGGAATGGTGACGATGCGCCCTTCGGCCAGTTGCGGGCCCTCGCCGGCCAGGCCGATATTGGCGGCCAGCACCGCCTGAACCACCGATGGGCCGCCGCCGTTGATGCGCCACACCAACTGGTCGATGCTTTCGCCCTGGACAGCCCGGACCTGCATCAGATCAGCTCGGCATGGATGCGCGGCACGGCGAGGATATCGCGCACGGCATGCAGGCCATCGCGGCGATAATCGTCCGCTGACAGCGCGCGCGCCTCCGCCCGGTCACTGCCGTCACCGGTGGCGCTGACATCACGGTGCGTTTCCGCCAGTTCGGCGCAGGCATAGTTGAAGATGGCGCGGCGCCAACGATGGCCATACCAGTTGCCGCCGTCGATATCCGGCATGCCGGGAATGGCATCAGCACGGTCATAGCCGTCGAGCACCTGGGCCGTGCGCCATTCGGCCAGCTCGCGCATTGCCGTCGTCATGGCGGCGATCACCGCCTCACGCAGACGCGCGTCCGTGACCGCCGTGCCCGTGCGCATGGCATCACGCAGATCGTGCAGGTCGATATCGGGGAAGAAGCCGTCCGCCGCCACCAGCAGCGTGCAATCGGGCGAACCCGGGCAGGCGATCGACGGCGCGGGGACAGAAACGAAGCCGCTCATTTTCTTCCTTCCTGGTTCGCCCCGCGAATTGGGGGGTGGGGAAAATGCGATCAGGGCGAATCCAGTAGCTGGGTGCCCTGCTCACTCTTTCCGCCCCCCAGACGCCGCGGGGCGAGCTGTTGGCCGGACCTAGGGCCGGTGAACCGAAATGGGCCGATCAACGCGGTGCGCGCGGGTGACCCGTGATCAGATGATCATGATGACGATGGCGGTAGAGGTTCGCCGCGATCGGCAGCGCGAACATCAGCAGCACGAAGGCCAGCAGAATGAGACCGGGAAATAGATCCATGATGTTACTCCTTTCTAAGCCGTGGGAGCCGGAATGGCCTTGGCCAGGCGTTCGAGCCGATCGACCTCCTTCTTGACGCCGACCGCGCTGTTGAGGCGCAGGGCCTCCTTCAGCTGGGCCAGGGCGGCGGACAGGGCCGCGCCCTTCCCGCCCGCCGGCCCGCTGTCGCCGGCCTCCATCCCCTCCGCCTTGCGCCCCAGCGCCAGGCCGATCGCCTTGCACAGCTTGGCGCGGACCGGATCGAGCATATCCTTGTCAGCGGTGGCATCGGCCACGAAGCTGAGCCAGTCGAGATCGCAATCCTCACCCTGCTGGAGCCGCGCGAGCGCATTGTCCGCGCTGACTTCGGCGATAAATGTCGGGGCCGTCCTCGAAAAACGCTCCGGCAGGGCAAGGTCATGGTCGAGCACATAGGATACGGTCGACAGGGCGCGTTCATGGTCACCGATGTCGAGCGCCCACATCATCATGTGCAGGACGATATCATCCTGGACCGGCTTGCCGCCGGCAGACACGGCATCGAGCACGCCGGCAATCCAGGGGTCATATTTCTCGATCAGCTCGCGCTTCAGGTCGATCTTGCGATCGACCGCCTGGATGGACTTGAGCGCCTTCAGATCGGTGTCGAGTTCGGCCAGCTGCAGCTGGTAAGCGGACGCGCCCTCCCCCGTGACCACGGCAAGGCCATCCGTCTTGCCACCGTCACGCGTTTTCAGGACAGCCAGCTGCGCGCTCTTGCGCGCAAAATGCCGCTGGGCGGGGGTAAGGCGCGCCACCGGATCAGCCCTCCGCCGCGAGCAGCTCGATATTTTCGAGCAGGAAGGTGGCCTCGTAATCCTCGATCACATAGCCTTCGTTCGACGAGTTATAGTCGGCCACGCGATCGGCCTCCGGCTCATCCTTGATGTGGCGGCGGCGCTTGCCATCCTGGAAATAGAGGGAAACGTTGGACAGCGGCGTGACCCAGATGGTGCCGTCCGGGAAGAAGGGCGGCGTCACCGGCGTCTTGCCGCCCAGGCGCTTGCTGGCCATGATCTGGTTGAGGGCCAGTTCCTCGGACGGCTTTTCGTCCTTGTTGACCTTCTCGAAATATTTGTCGTGGAGCAGATCCGCCGCGCAGATGGCCACCAGATCGGTGCGGTTGCGCATCCAGCTGGGTAGAAGCGAATGGGTGGCGTCCATCACCAGGGCGTCGAGATTGGCATAGTCACCGCCCTGGCCGATGGTGATCTTGCCGCTGCCAGCCACGACCTCATCCATGACGCGCGCCGCATTGTTGGTGCGCATGTCATGCAGCCAGCCCTTGTTGACGTCCTGCAGCAGGGGGTTGGTGGTGCGATCCGTGTTGGCGGCAATGCTGGTACCGTTGAAGCCGATCATGATGCGGTCGAGCGCGCAGCGTTCGACGACGGCGGCGCCCCAGCGTGCTTGGAAGTCCGCAAATTTCGCCCACATGTCGAGCTTGGCGTAACGCAGCGCCACGTCGAAGTTGGTCTGGACCAGCTCAAAGCCCACTTCGTCCATCCCGGTCGGATCGCGCGGAACGCGGCGGCCCGCCCCGCTGGTATCGGTGCGTCCCGCAACGGTGCTGTTCACGCCCAGACCCAGCTTCGAACCCTTGAGTTCGGGAACGCCGGTGATGTTGATGGCGGACAGGAAGGCGTGAGATTCCTGAATGCGAGTTTCCAGCGTCTGCTGGACCGAAGGCTCCACATTGAAACTTTCGGTCGGGGTGGTGCCGTTCAGCTCCTCGACGCGGGACAGATAGTGACGATAGGCCTGGCGAGTGTTCGGCTGCATGGGGTTACTCCGGTGTGCGGGTGTCGGGCAGGATCAGGGGAAAGGGCGCGTCAGAAATCGGCGAGCGCGAATTCGTGACCGCCACTGGCCTTCGGGCGCTGGGGGGTCTCGGTCTTTTCGGTGGTGTCGATCGACGCCTTGACGCCGGCAATCTCGCCCTTCAGTGCGGCCACATCGGCGCCCATCTTCTCCGACATGGCGGTCATGCCGGCGGTCATCTTTTCCATGCCGGTCATCAGCTGGGCGAAGCGCGCGTCATTGTCATTGGCGGGGGTGGGCTCTTCCTTGGCGGGCGGCTGTTCCTGCCCGCCCCCCTTGCCCAGGCCCTTGAAAAATTCGGTAGCGGCGGCGAACATCGACCGGTAATCGCCCGCGTCCGAAGGCGCCGGCGCATCCTCGAATTCCAGTTTGCCGACCTCCACCGCTTCCGAGAAGAAATTGCCCGGATCCTGCTTGCGGCCCACCAGGAAGCCCTGATCGCCCTTGCTCGCGGAAAACTGCAGCGCTTCGGTGCCGAGCGAAGCGGGTGAATCGGTGACGGCCAGACCCACAAGGGCGGCCTTGCCGGACTTGGCGAAATCGGGCTGGATCTCGACCGAGGTGAAGATCTTCTGCGCCTTCTGATTATAGGCCACCAGCTCGTCGGTAGGTTCGATCTGGGCATAGAGGCAGAGCTTTTTCGACGTCTTGCCGGCGATGGTGATATCGTCTTCCTGCGTCTTGACCGCGCGGACGTCACCATAGGCCTTGAACGGGCCGTCCGCCGTGATGCCGCGAATATGCTCCATATTCACCCGCACCCCATAGGTGTCGGGGTTGAAGGTATCGGCCATCTGCTGGATCCAGCTGCGCTCGATCGTGCGTCCGTCGACGGTGGCGCCTTCGACGGCTACGCGGTGAAATTTCGAGATCTTGCCCATGCGGCCAACTCCGGCTGATGCTGTCACTGCGCCGGGCGGCCCCCCGCTCGGCAGATGCCGCAAAGAGCGCGCGAGGGGCGGCAAATCGCAACGCGCCCCTGTCGTCATCCCCGCCACCACGACAGGCAGGCGGCGAGGATCTCGGGTGCTCGCGACTAGCGTCGGCGCCGATGACCCGCACTGCGCCACCACCACCCAATGCTCCGCTGGAGGGAGAGACGTTCCTCAATCCACGGCTGCTGGCGCGCAGCCTCTATTGGCGCGGTTGGGATGTGCCGGAAATCGTCGAGGATCTGAACCGGGTCCACGGCCTGGGCCTCAACAAGAATACGGTGGCGAGCTGGAAACGGCGCGATGGCTGGGACCAGGCCAGCCCGCGCGAGCGATGCGAGGAAGTGACCGCCACCCGATATTGCATGCTGGTGGCCAAGGAACAGAAGACCGGCCAGGATTTCAAGGAAATCGACCTGCTGGGCCGGCGGATGACGGACTTCGCGCGGCAGCAGAAATTTGAGCGCGGCGGGAACGAGGCAGACCTCAACCCCAATGTTGCCGCACGCAATGTCGGGCCGAAGAAGAAGGCACGGCAGAACCTTATCACGCGCGATATGGTCGAGCAGTTGCGCCAGGCCTTCCTGGACCGGTGCTTCGGCTATCAGCTGGAATGGTGGGAAAACCGGGATAAGCGCACCCGCTTCTTGCTCAAGAGCCGCCAGATCGGCGCCACCGACTATTTCGCGCATGAGGCGTTCATTGACGCGCTGGAGACAGGACGGAACCAAATATTCCTGTCCGCCTCCCGCCGGCAGGCCAATATCTTCCGCCGTTACATCATCGAATTCTGTTTCCGTGTGACCGGCATCAGGTTGACCGGCGAGCATATCACCATCGATCGTGGTGAAGGTGAAGATGGCGTCACGATGGAGATGCCCACCATCTTCTTCCTGGGCGCCAATTACCGCACCGCCCAAGGCGAACATGGCAATTTTTATTATGATGAATGCTTCTGGTCGATGGACTTCGAGCAGACCGATGATGTCGCCAGCGGCATGGCGAGCCAGAAGCGCTATCGCGAAACCTATTTCAGCACGCCATCGACCAAGCAGCACCAGGCCTACAAGAAATGGTCGGGCGAAAAATTCAACCAGGACCGGCCCAAGAAGGACTGGATCAAGGTCGACACCAGCTATGCCGCGCTGAAGGACGGCGCCATGGGCGCGGACGGCATATGGCGCCAGGTCGTGACGATCGAGGATGCCGAGGCCAAGGGCTGCGACCTGTTCGATGTCGAGGAGCTGCGCCGGCGCAAGTCGCCGGAAGTCTTCGAAAATCTCTACATGTGCGAGTTTATCGACGACGCGCAGTCCATGTTCCCATGGGCGCTGATGCGGCGGTGCATGGTCGACAGCGAAGACAAGTGGGATGACTTCCACCCCTATGCGCTGCGCCCCTACGCCGGTGACGTCTATCTGGGCTATGACCCCAATGGCGCGGCGGAGGGTGGCGACAAGGGCGCGCTGATGGTGCTGGCGGCGCCGAAGACGAAGAAGGCGCCCTGGCGCGTGCTCGAGCGGCACCGCTATGACGGCAATGACTATATGGAGCAGGCCGAAAAGATCCTGCGCATGTGCAGCCGCTACAATATTGTCGGCATAGCCATCGACGCCAGCGGCATCGGTGACGCGGTCTGGCAGCTGGTGATCAAGCAGTTCGCGACCGCAAAGAAGATCGTCTATTCGGTCGAAACCAAGACACTGCTGGTCCACAAGTCGAAGAACATCATCCGGGCTGGTCGCCTGGAGTTCGACGCCGGCATGACGGACATTATCGAGGCTTTCGTCTCGATCCATGCCGAGCTCACCAACAAGCAGCGCAACGTCACCTATGTCGCCGATCGCGCCGGCGGCAACGGCCACGCCGATGTGGCCTGGGCGACGATGAACGCCCTTTCCTTCGAAGAAATCGACGGCGAGCTCGCCGGCGGCGGCAATTACATGGAGACCTTCTGATGCAGGATATCGACGTCAGTGACGGCGATCAGCCTTTTGTGTTCGCCTTCGACGACGCGGTGAGCGTGCTCGATCGGCGGGACATTCTCTCCTATGTCGAATGCAACCATAATGGCCGCTGGTATTATCCTCCGCTGTCACCGGACCATCTGGCCAAGAGCATGGATGTGGCGCCGCATCACGGCAGCTGCATCCGGTTGAAGGTCAACCTGCTGGCCCGGCAGCTGGAGCCTACGCGCTGGCTGAGCGTGGCGGAGCTGCGCAAGTTCGCCACCGATTTCTTGTGCCAGGGGAACGGCTATTTCGAGCGCCGCGACAACCTGGCGAACCGGCCGATGCGCCTGCAGACCAGCCTGGCGCGCTACACCAGGCGCGGGGTCGAGGATGGACGCTATTATTTCGTCCAGAACTGGAAGCAGGAACATGAGTTTCGGCGTGATTCGATCTTTCACCTGATCCAGGAGCACCCCACGCAAGAAATCTATGGCGTGCCCGAATATATGGGGGCGCTGCAATCGGCACTGCTCAATGAAAGCGCTACGCTATTTCGCCGCCGTTACTATCTTAACGGCAGCCATGCGGGTTTCATCCTCTATCTGAACGGCACCGATTTCGGCCAGGTCGAAATGAAGAAGCTGTCCGAACAGATGAAACAGGCCAAGGGCGTCGGTAACTTCAAGAATATGTTGCTACATATCCCTAACGGCAAGCCGGAGGGGGTGAAGATCATCCCGATCGCCGAGGCCGGCGCGAAGGACGAATTCCTGGGCATCAAGAATGTCAGCCGTGACGACATGCTGGCATCGCACCGCACGCCGCCGCAGCTGCTGGGCGTGGTGCCGACCAATTCGGGCGGCTTCGGCGATGTGGGCAAGGCCACGGACGTCTATTTCACCAACGAAATCGAGCCACTGCAGGGGCGCATCAGCGAGTTGAACGACTGGCTGGGCGTCGAGGCCGTGGTGTGGAAGCCCTATGAAAGGATCGGGGTCGCTGCGCCGCCTGCCACGGCGTGACCCCATAATGCCGGCGGACACAGGGCCGGCTCATGGATGACCGACAAATGAACCCTTTGAGCACATCTGTGGCGCCGGTGGCGCCCGCTGCCGGCTATATTGGCGGCAAGCGCAACCTGGCTGCGCGGATCCGCGCCATCATCGATGCTGTGGAGCATGACGCCTATCGAGAGCCGTTCGTGGGCATGGGCGGCATATTCCTGCGCCGCACCCGCCGGGTGAGGAGCGAGGCCATCAATGATATTTCCGGTGATGTGGCCACCTTCTTCCGCATCCTCCAAGAGCATTACCCCTATTTCATCGATATGCTGCGCTTCCGCGTGGCAAGCCGGGCAGAGTTCGAACGGCTGCTGGGCATGGACCCGGCCAGGCTGACGGATCTGCAACGCGCGGCGCGCTTCCTCTATCTCCAGCGCCTGGCGTTCGGCGGGAAGGTGCGCGGGCGCAATTTCGGCGTCGACACGACCAACGGGGCGCGGTTCAACGTCACCAAGCTCGAACCGATGCTGGCGGATATTCACGAACGGCTGTCCGGCGTCGTGATCGAGCAGCTGGCCTATGGCGAATTCATCCGGCGCTATGATGGTGCGGGTGCCCTCTTCTACCTCGACCCGCCCTATTGGGGGTGCGAGACGGACTATGGCCAGGATGTCTTCGCGCCGTCTGACTTCACCGCCCTGGCGGAGCAGCTGCGCGGGATACGCGGCAAGATGCTACTGTCGATCAACGACAGGCCCGAGGTGCGCGAGATCTTCACCGGCTTCGAGATGACGGCGGTGGGCACGACATACAGCCTGGGGGCTGGCGCACCCTCTCCGGCAGGCGAATTGCTGATCAGCAACTTCCCGGTCTGACGGATGATACCGCCCCGCGTCGAGATCCGGCGCGGGGGGTTCCTCGCACCACTCACCCTCGGGCTGATCTGATCAGCCGCTTCCGGCCATAATGATCGGCCGCGTGCCAGGCGCGCGGGCTTATCCCTTTGGGCACCCCAGCAGAGGGCGGGGTAATCCGGCTATCCGGCGCCGGATCTAGCGCGAAGTAGACATGCACGGGCCGCAGGCCGCATCCTCGACATCGGAACAGCCGCACTACCAGGCGCCAATCGGTTCGCAGACTTCGCTGCCAGCAATGGTCGATCATGTCGTTCACCGTGACCGCGCCTGCCCGCCCGCAGCGCGGACAGCGCAGGGCTATGTGCCCGACCTCCCCCCGCAAATCCTCCAATCGTGATGCCACGCGCCTCGACATGTGGGTGATGGTGAACAAATAGAGAACAATAGGCAATCCGCCTTGTTGTCGGCGCTGCGCAATCCATTGCTCAACCTTGAAACATTATTTCAAGCGCATCGATATTTCCCAATCTTGAAATAATATTTCAAATCATCCGCCCTGACCCGACGCGCCGCGCTTGCCCCCGCGCCTCGCCCGCACGCTTTTGGCGTGACGTTTCGTGCAATGCGGAGCGCTGCTTGCATCCCGCAGTCATTGGCCCTGCACCGGGCCATCTGCCGACGATCGTGAGTGCGCCTTCGTGCGCTGCATGTGCAGTCCGCACCACCGGTCAACGAGAACCATAGGCCAGGCCCCATTTTGGCAGCGCCTAACATCCCTAACGCCACCGGCAGATGTCGCTTTAAACCCACGGAAAACAGCCATTTTCTTGATTAGACCTCATCCCTTTCAATCTCTAACCACCACCATGCCAAATCCCTTACCCGACTGATAAATAAGGAAAATTATATCAATAAAAGTTAGATTACCTCCCTCTAATCCGGTTAGCATCTGGTTAGGCCAATGGTTATGTCTGTAAGCCGCAGAAATCCGCCGATGTTAGGGATGTTAGGCCCTTTTCGAAGCCGCCATTTTAATAGGGAGGTTTTCGCAATTATTCCTCCTCTCAAGGAAATCGAATAATCTGCGCTGAGATTCAGGCTGAGAATCGCCGAACCGGACTGTCCAAGCGGTAGCGCTCCTCCGCTACCAACGGTAAGATACCTATCCTGATCTTTGCGTTTCGAAGGGGCATTGTGTGCTCACCGGAAACGCTATTTCAAGCGAAATTCTGCATTCATCCGCTGGAGCCTGCGCATGACCGCGCGCGCATTCGGCGAAATCGCGTTCGGCTTCCTCGATCGCAAAGAATCGACCAGCCAGGACAAGCCGCCCCGCCGCTGGAGCTATGATGCCAACGATCGGCGTGCGCAGGTATTTCGCCGCGTAGGCGATGGCAGCAAGGAACAAGGTTGGTCCTTGATCGGTGCCATGATGCAAGCTTTCGACGAGACCCTGCAGCAACAACGGATCAACGGCTATAAGGGCAAGGACCGTCTGCAGGATGGTGACCGGCGCATCCTGCTGGCGCTGCTCAAGCGCCTCGACTTCAAAACCGGCCGCCTGGACCCGTCCTACGCTGAACTTGCGGCCAAAGCTGGCTGCCATCGCAACACCGTGATCAAGGCATGCTATCGCTTTGTGAGGTGGCTAGGTCTGCGTTGGGTGCGGCGCACGACTGAGGCCGAGACGGTTGGCCAGAAAGGCCCTCAGCGAGAGCAAATCTCCAATGCCTTCTTCTTCGACATCCGATCGCTCCCGAACCGGGTCAAGCAACGCTGGCGCGAAGCCGTAAAGCGCCATTTTGCCAACAAAGGGCAACAGCCTCCGAAGGCAGTGACCAACTACGTCGAAGGCATCTCACCGCCCGACAGCCCCATCTGGCATCCCGAGTTTCGATCGAATATCGAAGCTGAAGAACGGAAGGGCAAAGCGGGATCACGCGCCCTGAATGAACGACTGGAAGCCCTCGGCCGCGCGCTCGATAGAGCCGCTAACGCGGGCACACAGAAAGTGCACTATCCTAGGGAAAGCTATTAAAGATTAAAAAGGACTGGCTGCGCCAGGCGTAGATTTGCGGAGATCACCACCACCATCGCCTTCAAGGGCCAGCAAACCGCTCCGATCGAACGTCGGGGACCGGTGCCGCTTGCGCGCCACCGGGGGCTTCCCAGGGGGAGCCCAGGTCGAAATGAGCGTATTGATCGAATGCCGCGCTAGCGGCCACCCGCGTGCATCAGTTTGCATCAGCGCGCAGTGTTGTAGGACAGGTCTTCGGCCTAGGACCTAGGCCGTTTTATGCCGAATGCCGGCAGTGCATCAAAACCGACATAAAAAGCGCGCGGGCGAGGCGGGGGAATAAGCGCGTTCTCAGGGGTGGCGGCCGCCCGGATCGCCGCCAGCCCCCCGCCGCTGGGCGGTCTGGCGTCGCCGGGCGTCGATCGGCCCGCCTTGGCCCCGAATTGAGATGACCTAGCGCGCAATAATCTTACGCGGTTTCCAGTTGACCGAATCGCCTGATGTTCTTCATATGTTCTCATCAAGGAGACTTGGCATGGATCGGATCAACGATATCCGCGACGCGGTTGCGAGAGCGCTGGAGGCGCGCGGCTTGGACAACAGGAAGTTTCTGGGCGAACTGCGCGCGGGCCAGCGCGACGACGGCCCCTATATGATCGGCGCCCTGGCCTGCGCGGCATTGGCCAAGATCGATATCATAGCGGAATGACGTGGCGCGGTATCAGGATGGTTTGAAAGTCCCGACCTCGCTGTTCGAGGCCGCTGCCTGGCATTATGCGGTCAAGGTGTCCTGCGGATGCGGGCATTTCGCGGTGTTCGATCCGCATGGCCTCTTCTGGCGTTTCCATCGCAAGGGATGGCCCGACAGCTTGGTCGATGCGAAGCGCCGACTATGGTGCAAATCGTGCCGCTCGTCGCTCGGCCAGAAGGTTCGCCCCAGGCGCGTTGACCTTGTGAAGCCTTATTCCGGCCCACGCATCACCTTGCCCCTGCCGGACGAACGGGAATGGAAGCGTATCATCAACCAATACAGAGGGTGATGCATTACGGCGCACTTAAGGCGGTCGGTTCGCTCCTGGGCAGAAAAGCTGCCCGGCCCGAAGCGACCACTTGCAGACATACTATGCACAGCATAGGGTTTCGAAATGCGCGACTTTAGGGCCATCATTTTTGCAGTCATCGGGCTGGCAATTTACCATTTATCTTTGCTGGCGCTGCATGCAGTGGGCATGAATGGCTGGGTCGCAGCTAGTCTTGCATGCGTACTTAGCATTGCGACTGTTTTTGCCATTCTTAAATTTTGGCGGCTAATACGACAGCGGACGGGCAGCTAACCACCCCCTGATAGACGCTCATCGCGCCGATCGGTGCCAGGCACACCCGACAGCGGTCGGTCCGCACCTGGGCGGGAAAGCTCCCCGGCAGGAAGCGACCATTTCTTGCCGTCCGTTCGGAAAATTGGATTGCCCGCAACTGGCCATTCGTTCAGCTTGATCAATTGAGTCTGGGGGGCGTCGTATGGGCCAAAAGGAACGAATGGACTGCGCGAACAATGCTTGGGAAGCGGCACCTTGGGATGCCAGTGATGAGATTGCCGACAGTCAGTTGAAAGGGTTCCAGCAGCGGTCCGAATGGCCGATTTTTTGGACCTCGGTTCGAGAATCGTCCGCAGAATTGTTTGGACTGGACAGGCAGTGGTTCATTTCTCGCGACGTTGAATATTATGCGGAACATGCCGGTGAGCAGCTATTGCTCATGCAGCTTGCATGGCACGGCTTTCCTGATCCTCCAGAATGGCGATTGGCTTCACGAAGCGCCGGAAAAATCGATGTGCCATGGAGCGAATGGGGCTATTTCGCTAAGTTACCCCAAGCTTG